ACGTCCACTAGGATGGTCGCTAAAACTAATATGTTCCTAGAATTAAAAATCATATCAACTGGGAAAGAAAGAACGTCTGAGCATTGTCTTGCTCATCAAATGTTTAGCTTGACCTATCTTTGCACCAAAACTTGATTAAGATTTCAGACAGTTGACATGACCTATAAAAAAAGACCCTGCCAAAATCTGGCAGAGTCTTTAACTTGCTCTAGGTAGCTCCGGGTGAACCGTAGATTCCTAGTGGATCAGAAACACCGAAACTGTAACGCTCTCGTGCTTTGTAACGCACGTTACCAGTATCGAAATCGCCATCCATTGAAGTTTCAAGCGGAGTACGCTCAAAGTGCTTCATGCCGTTTGGAACGTCAGTAATAATATACCATGCGTTAGTGTCAGTCAGATAATGATTGACTGCATAACCTTCAGGTATAGAACCGTTGTTCTTAATGGCGTTGATGTCGTTGTTAGCCGTACTAACACGCAACTCAGAATCTAGGATTCTAGTTGAAACAAACATCAGGTTGGGGGGAACAATCAAGCGTCTTGGTCGGGCAGCAATTAAAAGTCCACGCTCATCAGTGTAAGCCGCAATAGCAATTATTGCGTCTTCTAATGAAGTTTCATTCAAATCAGCTCCAACCGCAGGACGATTAGAGTTAAAGCCACCATTAACTTGCGGGTGACCTCCGCCTCCAGCTATGCCATCACCTACCGCTGTGAACAAGTTAACACCATCGCCAGATTGATAAGCGTTAGTGAAGCCATTGTTCAAAGGGAATGCAGCTTTAACTTGCTTGGTATAAGCCATCGCTCTCGCTAGTGCTTTGGTATATCGCTGAGACAGAGAAGCATAGAGGTTGTCTTCCATAGCCTCTTCTGTAATTGCGAAACCTTGAGCTACAGTTTCGTGGGTATAACGAGCTGTAAAAGCTTCTTGCGCCGAATCATAATTGATTGCGGAACCTTCAGGCTTTACGGGTGCAGCGCCAAAACCACTTAACTTCACTTCTTCTTCAAACGAGCGATCAGAGGATTCAGTTTCGTAAACCATCTTATCTTCGTCTTCGTACTTTGCATACTCTAAGCCAAACAGGGCATTAAGACCCGGAAGCAGCTCTTTGAGCATTTGCGCTCTTGAAATAGCCATTCGCTAGTCTCCTGTTATGTGCCTAAGGCTCTGCGATACTGATGCATTCCGCTGTTATACGTCAGAAGAACATTAGTAAAAGCATCACCAACTGTACTTTCTGGGCCATCAACAAACTCCAAAATTCGTAAAGGGAGAGTGTTAGTAGTAGCAGCAGTTCCGGCGTTAACCGAATTGTGACTACGACCAGCCTGAACAGTACCTGCTGTTTGAACAACGGCAATGTTATTGCCGAGCGTGGTTTGTGCCAATGCACCATCTCCCTGCATTCTAAATACAGCGTCTGGGTCATCTAACACATAGGCCATTGCGTCAGACGCAACAGTACCTGTGGGCCAGCTTTGGTTAAAAGTTGGCTGGCTAGTATTTGGGTCTGTATAAAAACAGCCCATAAATATACCAACCGGAGTCAAAGTAGCTGTACCAGTGTCCTTCTCGACAGTTCCGGTTGCTACCAATTTAACAAAGTCGCCATAAAAAATAGTTGCAGCATAAGCGCTGGTTATTTTGATATGACGAACCTTGCCGGAAAAAGAACCACAAGCGCTTAAACCGCCAACTGGTTCTGCTCCCATAGGGGTTGCAGTTGTAGACATAATCATCTCCTATGTCATTAATGAAGACAGCCCCTTAAACAGAACTATCCTCTACCATAAGTTGTCCTACTAGACCTATCTCTGATAAGAGGCATAACAGGGTTCTCTTCCCGCATAAAGCTTTGGTCAACAGCGTCCATCTGATTTTGAGCCATGTCTCTATAGTATTTAGCCCGCTTTGAAATCTCCTCTTCAGGAATCTTACAAAGCAAAAGCCCACCTACTTCAACATTTCCCTTAAATTGGGAACCCACATCAGACATAACCTTTAACTCAGGATGAGCTTCTGATTTAACCGGAATCCATCCCTCGCGCAGTTTTTGCGAGACATTAGTATTATCCGCTTGCCCCAGAGAGCTGGTACGAATCCAGCGAAACTTCCAACCTTTTATAGGATTGGGAGTGGGCAGTGCGGTAGCAGGCCGCCATGAATCATTCGGCCTAGTGTCATTAATGCGCTCATCTTCTGAGCGGTCGGTGGTATCCACCTCGGTTGCGCTATTTTCTTCAGACATTGCTTGCTCCTACATTTTCACGTATTCAGTAGCATACTGTTCATTGGTTATCCCAAGCTTTTTAGCGACATCCGCCTGAGATGTGGTAAGTCTAAGTTTGCGTGTTCTCGCCCCGTTATTTCTAGCAGAGGGAGAAACCACGTTAGTATTACGGCGAGGAGCAGAAGAGGATCGACTTACTGATACTTCTTCTTCAACCACTTCTTCTTCCCCAAAATAATCGGGGAATCTCGCTCGTATTCTTTTATCTACTTCCGAATAATAACGATTTTCATCACGAACAGGGTCCAGTTGTAAATCTTTTGTCAACGTGTCATGAATCGCATAACCCACTGCCGTCATTTCTTTGTGAAGAGGAGAAACCTGCTCTCCTTGTTTAACCGTAGGTTGAAACCACGGGTTGTCTCTTTGCCAATCTTCCTGCCTGTCACTCATACGAGGACGAACAGGTAAAGGTGTATCTTGAACTGGAGGCGCTTTTTTAAGGCGTTGCGATCTACCTTCTATGTCACGCTGACGTATTTGAGTGTCAGTTAATGCTTTTTGAGCAGCAGCTATCTGTGTTGTATCGCCCGCCTCATGAGCATTTTTAAAACTTTCTTCAGCCGCAGCCATTTCAAGGCTGGTTTTTTTCTGCACAGTATCAAGAATAGCTGTTTCACCTTTGCGTAACAGCTTCTTTAAAGACTGGTTTTCGTTATGTAGCTTTTGACTAATACGTTCATGTTCTTGCAGCGTCCGTTCAGCTTCTCCCCGCTTACGGCGGTCAGCATGATTTACGGCTCGCAGTTTGCCGATACGCTTTTGAACTTTCTGACTGTAGCCTTTCAGCTCCTCTTCAGTAACATCGTCAGCGTATTCGTTAACAGCCTCTTGTCGAGCAGGCTTCCGGTCTTCTTCAGGCGTGTCATCAATAATTTCTACTGATGAATCCTCTACAGGCTCTTCGTTAACCCGCGACTTCATGCCAAAAAATTGATCATCAGAAGATGTTTCGGTTTCAGTGAATTCTGCATTACTCATACTTTCATCACTCCTCTTGGGTCTTCAACAACAGCTTCTACACTGTCATCGTTAATAAGCCGAAATTCCTTACCATGAACTTTAAATCGAGTTCCTGAATATGATCTCATAATAATAAAATCACCTTCTTTGCAATAAGGTCCATCAGGAAAACGCTTCTTATCTCTATAAGCATCCGGTCCCATTTTAATAACAAAGCCAACCATAGAGCCAACTTCTTCTAGCTCAATAGTTTCTTGTGTTTTAAGAATACCCCCTTTGCTGGCCTTATCAGGCTCCGGCAAATTGATAAGTATTTTATACCCTTTTGGGTCTGGGACTTGACGAGCTTTTCTGCCTTCTAAATCTTCCGGCTCTTCGGTTTCTATGTTTACCGAGCTTACTTCTGCTAATGCTTCTGTCATTAGTGTTTCCTTGCACTGGAAATAAGTGTCCAGAGTCACGATGCACCGTAGTATACGGAGATTAGTTTTCCTCGTCAGCTTCTACCATGTCGAGCAATTCTCTTTCTGCCAAAGCAAGACCTTCAATAATCCCGCAGCATTTTTTATATTCTTCTAAAGTTTTACATCCGTCAGCGCTTATATGATCAGCGGTATCATTCATTGCTTCGCGCAATTTTTTCTGAAGGCGCGTTAAAACATCACCCTCATTCATTGTCACGATCCGTTATCTTTTTAGTTCTTTCATCGATCATAAGTTCTTTTGCAATCTGCACCCCAAGTTTAGCGCCTTCTAGTTTGTCTTTGGAAGCAATTTTTTTCGATTCCAATTCTTCTTGCGTATTTGTTTCTGCAATCTTAACGCCAAGTTTAGCGCCTTCAATTTTTTGATCCATTGCTAACTTCTCTCGATCCAAGTCATCTTTAGCTGCTGCCTTGGTTAGATCAGCTTGTATTCGTGCCATATCAACTTGTGTTTTGCTTTGAACTTTTTCAGCCTCAATGCTTAGCTCTTCTTGTTGTAATTGAAGAACTGGGTCTTGAGCTTGTTCCGCCATTTTCTCAGCTTCTACACGTTGCTGGGCTTTTCCTGTTAGTTGTTCCGCAGCCGGAACAATCATTTTCGCCAACCTATCTTCTACATCTTCTGGCAAAGTTGAATCAATTTCAGGTAAGTGAACTCCTAATTCTCGCTCAATGTCTCTACGATATTTAAAAGCCACATGCTCTGCAATATGTGCATTTAAGGATGCTTGCTTAATAGCTCCATCAGGAGACATATTAAGTTTTTCACCTATTTCAGGGTCTTCCATTGCTGCTATATGAATAGCAATGTGAGCCTCGTGGTCTTGATACATGAATGCCTT